GTTGTATTTGAAAGAAATGATTTTGAGAAAATTTATAGTGATACGTGGTGGTATAAATTAAAGGCTGGTACTGGCGTTTATGGTATCTTCTGGAATCCTAAAAAGCAGAATGGTCTCGGTGAAATAGAGATTAAACAAGTTAATCTTCTTAACGTTTTCTGGGAGCCTGGTATCAGAAACATTCAGAACAGTAAAAATTTCTTTTCAGTTGAACTCACAGATAACGATTTACTCGTTTCTATGTATCCTGAACTAAACGGAAAGCTTGGTGGTTCGACAGTTGAAATTTCAAAATATATCTATGACGATACTGTAGATACATCACACAAAAGTGCAGTTATTGACTGGTATTATAAAAAACTTATTAATGGCAGAGAGGTTTTACATTTTTGTAAATTCTGCAACGGCGAAATCCTATATGCCTCTGAAAATGATGTTGAATACTATGAAAAAGGCTTTTACAGTCACGGACAATATCCGTTTGTGTTCGATACTTTATTTGTAGAAGAAGGCACCCCTTGCGGATTTGGCTACATAGACGTAATGAAGGATGCCCAGAAGCAGATAGATATTCTCAACAATGCATTAATAAAAAATGCAGTTATGTGTACAAACAAGCGTTATTTTATTAATTCATCAGGGGCAGTTAATGAAGAGGAATTTGCAGATTGGAGCAACACCTTCGTTCACGTAAATGGCAGTAACTTAGGTGATGACAGTATTCGTGAAATTAAGTCAAACTCAATACCAGAAATCTATCTCGGTATATTAAACAGTAAGGTTGACGAATTAAAAGAAACAAGTGGAAATCGAGATTTTTCACAAGGTGGTGTTTCAAGTGGCGTTACTGCAGCATCTGCTATTGCTGCACTTCAGGAGGCTGGTAGTAAATTAACTCGAGATATGGTTAAAAGTGGCTTCAGAGCGTTTTGTGAACTTAATAGATTAGCTATTGAATTAATAAGAGAGTTTTATGACGAACCACGCTTTTTCAGAATTGTTATGCCTAATGGAACAGAAGAGTTTATTAGCTACGATAACAGTAGCTTGCTTTATGAAAAAGAGAGTGATTTATTTGGTGTTGTAGTAGGGGGCAGAAAACCGATTTTTGATATTAAGGTTTCGAGTGAAAAATCAAGCCCGTTTACAAAGATAAGTCAGAATGAATTAGCTTTACAGCTTTATAATGCGGGCTTTTTCAACAGAGAATATCGTGAACAAGCACTTCTCGCTCTTAATATGATGGATTTTGAAGGTAAAAGTGAGGTTATAAGTAGAGTGAGTAGTTTATGACAACAGTATTTTACAGAGAATATTACGACAGGTATTTATTAATAGTAGAAGGTCACGCTTCATTCAGCGAGAAGGGTAAAGATATTGTCTGTTCGGCGGTTTCAATTTTAGTTTATACGCTTCTTAATATGTTGAAGGATGAAGAAAGTGACAAAAGACTTAAGTTAAAGCGAGAAATAGTAAGAGATGGTTACTTCTGTGTAGAAATTGAGCCATTTGATTTCTCAAAAAATCGTACAAAGGGAATTATTGATACAGTAGTTATGGGGTTAGCCTTATTAAATCAGGAGTACCCTGAAAATGTGAGACTTGAATAATAAATTAGTTATATATTCTGCAGAATTTTATATATATGACACTTCGGAAAGACGATGAGAAAGGAATTTTATGAAAAAAAGAAACTATTTAAAATTGAATTTACAGCTTTTTAGCGAAAACGCTGCTGAAATGGTGAGTTCAGAAACGGACGAAAATATATCTGCTGACGTCGGGCAGGAAGAGAGAAAAGGAATTGAAGATGAATTTCAAAGTCTTATAGACGGAAAATTCAAAGAAGAATTCCATAAAAAAACACAGAGCATAATCGACAAACGGTTTAAAGAAACAAAGCTTTTAGAAGATTTTAAAAACAAGGCTTCACCCATTATAGAAAAGCTTAGCGAGGTTTATAAAATTGAAGATGGTAATATCGAAGCGTTATACGAAAAAATAACTGATGCTATAAGTGAAAATGAAGTGAAAACAGATTTTGGAGATAAAAACACAGAACTTTTAAAAGAAAAAGTTTACTCGTGGGTAAAAGAGGGCGAAGAATTAAAAGAATTATATGAAAATTTTGATTTCAGAAATGAGCTAAAAAATAGCTCTCTTTTCGGACAGCTTTTATATAGTGGCATTCCTTTGAAAACTGCTTATGAGGTAATACATAAAGATGAAATTTTAAGTGGAGCTATGGCTTATACAGCACAAAAGGTACGTGAACAGGTAGTAAAAGGAATAGAAGCAAAAGGGAGAAGACCTATTGAAAATGGAATAGCTTCTGAAAGTGGTATTGTAACTCTTACCGATGTCAATGCTCTTACGTCTAAAGATATTTTAAAAATATTAAAGAAAGTAGAAAATGGTGTCAGTGTAAAGTTTTAAATTATACTGACATAAAAAGGAGTAAATATGACAAATTATAAATTAAATCTTCAGTTATTCGCAACAGGCGAAAACTTAAACACAACAACAGAGCTTTCAGCAGAAATGAAAACATTCTATGATAAAACTCTTATTACACTTGCTTCACCTTATCTTGTTCACGACCAGTTCGGTCAGAAACGAGATATTCCTAAAAATGGTGGTAAAATCATTGAATTCAGAAAGTTTTCGTCTCTTCCTAAGGCTCTTACACCATTGACCGAAGGCGTAACCCCAAGTGGTAAGAAGCTTTCTGCTTCAACAGTAACATCAACAGTTGAGCAATATGGTGATTACATTGAGCAGACCGACGTTCTTGAGCTTACTGCTGTTGATAACACAATTGTTGAAGCAACAAGGCAATTAGCTGCACAAGCAGGTCTTACTATGGATACTATTGTAAGAAATGAACTTGTTGGTGGTTACAACGTTATGTATGTACCAAAAATGGTTGATGGTGTTGAGAGTGCTGTTGCTTCACGTAACGGTATAAACAAGACGGCTCTTTTAAGAGTAGAAGATGTATTCAAGGCTGCAGCAAGATTAAAGGCTATGAATGCGCCTAAAATCGATGGTTACTATGTCGGAATTATCCACCCTTATGTTGCTTTCGACCTTATGCAGAAAGCTGGTAATCAGTGGATGGAAGTACAGAAATACACAACTCCAGAAAACATGTTAACTGGTGAAATTGGCTGCCTTGGTGGCGTACGATTTGTTGAGACAACTGAGGCTAAAATCTGGCGAGAGGGCGAAAATGATTGTGCTGTATTTGCAACTCTTATTTTGGGTGCAGATGCATATGGCGTTACCTCTGTAACAGGCGGTGGTATTGAGCATATTGTTAAACAAAAGGGTTATGGTGATGACCCGCTTAATCAGCGTAGTTCAATTGGTTGGAAAGGTCTTAAAACTGCTAAAAGACTCGTAGAAGAGTATATTATCAGAATTGAAAGTGGTTCCACATTCAGCCTTTCTGCAAAGGCAAACTAATATAATTATACGATAAAAATAGCAAAAAAACGTAGCACAGAAAATTCTGTGCTACGTGAGAAAGGAAAATTAATATGGCAGAGAAAAAAGTAAAAATGGTTCCTGTATTTATTCCAAAAGAATCAAGAAATGATACCGAAAGGTTTGTTTCTGTTAATGGTGAGAGTATTTTAGTGCAGACTGGTAAAACTGTCGAAGTACCTGAACATTTTGCTGAAGTTATAAAGAACAGCGAAAAAATGGCACGAATTTCTGCAGAGTATATTGATAATAACATTTCTCTTTAAGGTGATTATATGACAGTTTCAAAAGCATTGGAAATTTTCAATAACGAAACAGAAAATGAAATTTCTGACGAATTAAAAAAACAGTGGCTTTCAGAACTTGATGTGAAAATTGCGGGAGAAATAAATAAAGGTCGAAATAGTCTTTTGCAAAATGGGTTTTCACCTGAACAAGCTCTTACGACAGAGCTTACAGCAGTTGAAGAATTTTCAGAGATTTATATTTCATATCTGAGAATGAAAATGAATTATATGTTAGGTGAAATTGAGCGCTATAATAATTCTGCTGCGATTTTTAACAGATTATATTATGAGATGTCTAACTTTGTAAGTCGTAATTATCAGAAAGAAATAAAAAATTCCATAAAGGTGGAGCTCGGCAATGTATAAACCAAGTGCAGAGAATTTAAAAACTAACGAAGAAATTATTAATGCCTTTAAAGGCTATAACAAAAACTTTAAGATTCAGGAAAATGAATTTTCAGATGAAACAAATATGACGGGTGATTATTCACCCGTTATTTCACCCAGAAATAAACGGGCAGAGTTCAACGTTTCAGGAAAACGTCTGCACGGTCTTTTTGCTAAAAATTCAGTGGGTTATATAAACGACGGCGTTTTATATTATGGTGGTTTTGCAGTTTCAGGCTTAACCTTTCCAGATATTGAAAAACAACGCCAATTTGTTTCTTTAGGTGCAAAGCTTTTGATTTTTCCAGATAAAGTCTATCTTAACACGAAAAACTTAAGTGATTATGGTTCACTTGAAGCTGAATTTATAACTGCTGCTAATAGCGAGGTAACATTTGGTTTGTGCAAAGCCGATGGTACCCTTTATGAGAATTATTTAACAGGAAATATTCCACCGACTTCTCCACAGAATAATGATTTATGGGTAGATACCTCAGTCACACCAAATGAATTAAAGCAGTATTCTGAATACACTGAAACGTGGGTTTCGATTGCAACGACATATCTAAGAATAGGCTATACGAATATCGGAAAAAGTTTTAATCAGTATGATAGCGTTACAATCAGTGGGTGTGAAAATAACGATATTAATAATACTTTTGTTATATGGGATAAAGGTGATGATTATATCGTTATTTCAGGTGTATTAACAGAAAAATTTACACAGTCAACTCCACTGAAAATTGAAAGAAAAGTTCCGGATATGGATTTTTTCTGCGAAAATGGTAACAGGGTATGGGGATGCTCTTCAGAAACAAATGAAATTTTTGCTTGTAAATTGGGCGACCCGACTAACTGGCAATCATATATGGGTATAGCTTCAGACAGTTACGCCGTGAGTGTTGGTAGTGATGGCGAATTTACTGGTGCTATAAGTTACAAGGGTTATGTTTTGTTTTTTAAAGAGAATTGTGTTCATAAAATATACGGAAGCAACCCTCCGTTTACTGTAAATACAAATTATATTCGTGGAGTTCAGAAGGGTAGCGAAAAATCATTAGTTACTGTAAATGAAACTTTATATTATAAATCACCAAATGGAATTGTTATGTACGATGGTGGTTTACCAATTTCAATTTCTGACGATTTTTCTGATGATTATTATTTTAATGCTGTGGCAGGTAATTTTAAAAATAAATATTATATTTGTATGACAAATAAAAATAATAAACGATATTTATTTACTTATGATGAACAAAAAAATATCTGGCATAAAGAAGATG